ACGTGAGATATAAAGCCAGAGAGCGATACAGCTTTGGCTTTAGCAATCCACGCGCCGTGTTCGCATCACAAGGCGCTTAATGTTCCACATGGAACATTGAAAGAAAGGGGCACTTGTTGCCCCTTTTCTTTTTCTACTGTATAAAACTGATATCCCTGACAGGTGCATCCCGCGCCTGACATAGCCAAGACAGGAGATGACAATGGCTAATACAACATTCAATGGCCCCGTCCGATCAGAGAATGGATTCAAGTCCATCAGCAAAGATGGAACTAGCGGTGCGATTACAGAAATTACTACTTATGGGGGCGCTCCCGTAAGCCTTTCAGACGGCAACGTCACTCTCACTAATGCCACTCACAGTGGTCGAGTTTTGTTGGTGCCAGATGGTGGACAAGACAACACGTACACATTACCAGCGCCAGTTGCTGGATCTATGTTCCGATTTGTTTATGCAGGTGGAGCAGCTGACGCTACTGATGCAATTATCGTAACTCCAGGTAACACCAATTTTTATATCGGTGGTGTCACTTTCCTAGACACAGATGGCAACGAAGTTAGCTCAGTCTTCTCTGATGGCAACTCAAACAGCAGCATTCAATTTAATGTTCCTGCTGGGTTTGATGTGACAATCATGGGTATAGACACAACTAATTATCAAATCTTTGGAAATGTTACGAGTACCACTGCTCCTGCGTTTGCTGATCAGTAATAGACATGTGGCTATAACAAGAGGGCTTTTGCCCTCTTTGCCTAGGAGAAAAAATGGCTGATACAGTAACTTCTCAAACAATACAGGATGACAATCGCAAAGCTGTTTTAAAGTTCACGAACATCAGTGATGGCACTGGCGAAAGCGCAGTTACCAAGATTGATGTAAGCGCACTTGCAAAAAACAGTGGTGGTGATTCTTGCACTGAGGTAGCGATATCGAAGATATGGTGGCAGTGCGTTGGTATGGGCGTTCAGCTTTTAAACGACGCAACCACTGATACTCTGATCATCGCGTTGTCTCCAGACTCAAATGGTATGCATGATTACACACCGTTCTCTGGCATACCCAACAACGCTGGGTCTGGTAAAACTGGTGATGTCCAGTTCACTACAATTGGTGCGAGCAGCGGCGATACCTACACAGTAATTCTAGAAGTAATCAAGAGTTATACCTAATGACAACTTCTGGTAGCAGCGACTTCACACCAGATGTAGCTGAGTTCATTGAAGAAGCTTTTGAGCGATGTGGGCTTGAGTTGCGTACATCTTATGATGCAGTAACTGCTCGCAGGTCATTGAATCTCTTGTTTGCTGATTGGGCGAACAGAGGTCTTAATCAGTGGACGGTCACAAACTCAACAACAACGTTGACTGTTGGTGACCAGTTTCTTGATCTATCTGCAACCACGATTGATGTGCTTGATGTTGTTTTGCGTAGAACAGAAAACAGTGAAACAACTGATATACAAATGAGTCAGATTGGCAGATCTGAGTATTGGAACATTCCAAATAAAGACACTAAGGCCAGGCCGACTCAGTTCTTCTTAGATAAGCAACTAACACCTAGACTTTACATTTGGCCTGCATCAGAGAACTCTACTGATCAATTGATCATTAATAGATTAGTTCGTATTGAAGATGCAGATGCTTCTGTAAACACAGTGGATACGCCTTTTAGGTTTTATCCTTGCTTGGCTGCTGGTCTTGCTTATTACATCGCTCTCAAGAAAGCGCCAGATCGTGTTCAGATTCTCAAAGCATTTTATGAAGAGGAGTTTGCACGAGCCGCGGATCAAGATGAGGATAGAGCTTCTTTAACCATTGCTCCCGGTATTAGATCTTATAGGCGAGCATAATGGCTTATGCATCTGGCAAACATTCAATAGCCATATGTGATCGATGCGGCTTCAGATATAAATACACTCAACTCCGAGAAGAATGGAATGGGTTGCGCGTCTGCCCAGAGTGTTTTGAGCCAAAACATCCTCAACTAGAGCCTGTACGTCATTTAGTAGATCCAGAGGCACTGCGTCATCCTAGACCAGATGTTCCGCCTGAAGTGGTTGCAGGAGCAGGCGTTGTGCGAACAATAGATGCGAATAGCATGATGTCTGTCACTGGTGATGTGATAGGCAGTGAGTTCTCTCAAGATGCTGCTACAGGTGAAATAGGCACAGTGACGGTGGTGATATCATGAGCTTTACACTAGCTACACTAAAATCCACAGTTCAAGATTACTGTGAAACATCAGAAACAACGTTTGTTGCTGATCTAGATACGTTTATCAAAGAAGCAGAAGAGCGCATTTTGAAGAATGTAGAGCTTCCTGTGTTTAGAAAAAACGTTACAGGAACAGCTGCAGCGAGCAACACATATCTTTCTACACCTACAGATTTTTTGGCATCGTACAGTTTGGCTGTGATATCTAGCAGCGTTTACAGCTATTTGCTTTTCAAACATGTCTCTTTCATCAGAGATTACACGCCTAATCCAGCTACAACTGGCACACCAAAGTATTACGCGCTGTTTGATGATACGACATTCATATTAGGGCCAACGCCAGATACTACTTACACTTTTGAGTTGCACTATAAATATCGCCCTGATTCATTAACTGCAGGCTCTGACAGCGGTACCACCTGGCTATCAACCAATGCGCCTGACGCTCTGTTGTACGGAACTTTGGTAGAGGCAGCAACATTCTTAAAGATCCCAGAGGAAGTTGCACAGTACGAACAAAGATTTGTTTCTGCAGTGTCTGCGTTGAAAAAACTTGGCGAAGGCTATGGTGCAAGAGACGAATCTAGGTATGACATTAGCAGAGCATAATCATGTTTTTTAGTGAACAAAAAAGTGAGATAGGAACCGTATCTGTCGCAACCACAGAGTTCAAAGGACATGATGTGGATTTCTGGGCAAAGACGTTATCCGACAGAATCGTCAGTGTTGGAGAAGAATGCCATCCTGTCATAGCTCAACAAGCTGTGGCATTTAAGGATGCTGTGTTGAAGTTAATTGCATACTATATGAGAGAGGCGATTAAGAGCGACAGAACGACGCTTATTAACGAATTAAACCGACAAGGCCACGAAGATTTGGCTGAAATAATTAGGAGGCTCTAATGGCTATCACAACGGCTCTATGCACTAGTTTTAAACAAGAACTCATGGAAGCAGTTCATAACTTTAAAAACAGCGGAGGCAGCACGTTCAACCTTGCTTTGTATACAAGTTCTGCAAGCCTGGGTGCTGGTACAACTGCTTACACAACATCAAATGAAGTGAGCGGTACAAACTACACTGCAAAAGGCGCTTCCTTGACTCGTGTAGACCCAACCACATCAGGCACTACTGCTTTCACAGACTTTGCAGACCTAACATTTTCAAATGCAACAGTGACTGCGAGAGGAGCACTTATATTCAATGACAGTGCTTCTGGTGACCCAGCTGTATGTGCTTTAGATTTTGGTGGCGATAAAACATCAACTGCTGGTGACTTCACCATACAGTTTCCTGCAGCAGATGCTTCAAACGCGATAATAAGAATCGCTTGATATGTTGTGGCCCAACAAACTCAACAGAGGCAGATGACCGAAGAAGAGTATTTGAAGTGGGTCAAACAACAGCAAGATCAAAGTCATAATCAGTAGGGCTTAATGTGTGGCGAATGTTACTGGCTGGGGTAGAGGCACTTGGGGTGAGGGCGCATGGGGCGAAGAGGCTCCAGTTCTTGTCACGGGCGTCGCAGGCACTTCAGCCGTTGGTTCAGTCACAGTATCTGCAGCTGCTAGTGCAACGGTTACAGGCGTTGCTGGCACGAGTGCAGTTGGCACCGTTACAGTTGCGGCAGCGGCCACAACATCTGTCACAGGTGTTTCAGGGACAGGTGAGGTTGGTTCAGTCACTGTTACAGCAGGTGCAAGCGTCACTCCAACAGGCGTTTCTGGAACGGGTGAAGTCGGTTCAGTCACTATATCCGCAGGCGCTAATGTCTCGCCTACAGGCGTTTCTGGAACAGGTGCAGCTGGGTCTGTCACAACATCTGCTGCAGCCAATACGTCTGTTACAGGCGTTGCCGGGACAGGTGCGGTCGGTTCTGTCTCGGTTGCAGCAGCAGCTGATGTATCAGTCACAGGCAATGTTGGAACGTCTGCGATTGGCACGATCACAGTCGATGCAGCAGGAACAGCCGTTGTCACAGGCGTTTCTGGAACGGGATCAGCTGGATCTGTCGCAACAGATGCCGCGGCAAATGTTTCTGTCACTGGATTGGAAGGGACTTCTGCGCTCGGCACGATCTCTCTGGTCACAAACAATGTCATCAGTGTCTCAGGATTTGAACTTACATCAGCGATTGGATCTGTCACTGCAACTGGAGCGGTTAACGTTGTTCCTACAGGTGTGTCTGCTACTGGTTTGGTTGGTGGCGCACTGGTGTGGGGAAAAATTATTCCAGGCCAAGACTCAAGCTGGCAAAATGTTGATGACAGTCAAACACCAAGCTGGTCAAATGTTGACGATAGCCAAACACCGAGTTGGGAAGAAGTAGCATAATGGTGCGTAAAGTAAAAAAAATTATTAAGGGTTTAGAGAAAGCCTCAAAGACTCATAAGAAGCAAGCGCAGACCTTGAAGAAACATGTAGCTTCCATGAAGAAACCAAAGGGTAAAAGTCGGAGAAAGTAGATGGCAGTTTATACCAATGATTTGCGTCTCAAAGAAATCGCCACTGGGGATGAAAGTGGAACCTGGGGCACCAGCACAAATACAAATTTAAGTCTTATTGCAGAGGCGTTTTCTTTTGGCACAGAAGCAATCACGACGAATGCTGATACTCACA